CAGCTCGGCATCCCAGGCTGCGACCAAAAAAAACAATGCGTCTTGTTGAACGTCCACAAATGCGGTTAGCTTCTCCGCCCAATCTGGCACATAGCCCCGAGGTATACCGCAAACTTTTGCCTGCACTTCAGCAGTAGTCAGGGCAAATGCCCCTTCTAGTTCCTGCCGTCTGGGGCTGTTTTGGTATTCACTTAAAAAGGCGTCCTCATCTTTGGCCCATAGATCCATGGCATATTGTACTGCGCTTATCTGGTCAGGTTCGTACCGATGCTCCCAGGCGACCACACATCCTGCGTCGGCTTGCTCTCGATGGTCAAGGTAAAACTGATTTAACTCGCTTAATGGTCGTTCAAAGCGAATTAGTTCGTTGCGTTTATCTCGGTAACTTTTCCAAAACTCCATGTCGGTTGGCATCTCGTAAACCAACTTCATAAGGTCACCTCGCCAGTCTGGGTTCCGCTGCCGATCAAGCAGGCGCGCGGCTAGATCGTCTTGCTGAATAACGGTGACCGCCGCAAAACTAGCCAGGCGCTTATTTGCTCCACCTAGTCCTAAAACCGCCCTGCTGACGGTTCGCTCACGCTCACCTGTGCTATGGGCACTTTTGGCACTGCGTTCGGTCTGCGGGTCATCGAGCAGCACCAGTTCAGGGCGTATCGTAGTACCGTCAGGTAGCTTGTCACTTAGCCCACGAATTGCGCCTGTGATGGATCGGCAATACAAACGCGCACTGCTACACGGCTGCCCTGGCAGGTTTGGAAACACAATTTCTTCCCGAGTCCAGCGTATTCGGGTTAGCTCGCCATCGAGGGTTTGGCCGGCTGCTCTGTTGTTGATCCCCTCTAGTCTGCCGACTGGATAGCACGCCTCGGGAAAGTCGCCCGCCAGGCGTTCGTCAGTTTCAATGGTTATCTTGACGTTGTTGGCGATCTTCACGGAGTCCTGTTTTGTCGCTGCGATCACAACCACAAACTTTCGGTGGCCGTACAGAATCGCCCACAAGGTCGCCCCAGTAATCAGCGTCGTCTTGCCCTGTCGCCTGGGCATCGCTAGTGCGTACTGGCCACCGTGGAGAATGACATCTTCCATAACTTCAATGGCCCGCAAATGATCGTTAGACCAAGGCAGATTGAACGTTTCTGGCAAGTAGGTTTCCAGGAAAAGTTTTAGGCTGTTCTCGCAGCTCGCCCGCCTGGCTGGATCGACCACCGCTGGCAGAGGCCCAATCTCTCGGGCGCTCTGCGTAATTTCTCGGCTGCGATGGCCCATACGTTCTTTGTGACGCTGGTATTCTTCGCTGTTTTTATCAATCGTCGGACGAACCATTGCGAATCGCCTCCACGGTGACCATCAAACGTCCCTGCTGCACTAATGGGCCACGGTAGATACGCAGATCATCCACCTGCTTGTCGTCGATTATTACCCCAGCTTTGGCCAACGCATCCAATGGCGCTTTCAGCAGATTGTCGAGGTCTCTGGCCCTGCGATCTGGCGGATTCGCTTCGATAGTAACTTTTACGGCGCAGCGAATAATGGCCGGCTTGCCGCAATATGCTTGATACGCCGCCGACAATACATCTTCGCGATATTGTTTACCGCGATCTGTTATGTACCGATGCTTTCCATTAGTTCCCCAGTAATGATTGACGCTAGGCGGCCATGGTAATAGTAAAATCCGTTTCATAAAAATTCCCTATCGATAATGCGCTGACCAATAAACCTTGCCGTTCCTTCCAATTGCAAACGCTCGGGCTACTAGCCTGTATTTGCTGGTTGTGCAGTGGTTCGGCCTGGCTGTCGAATTGCTGCTACCCACGCCCGCAAATCTGCACCCTGGGGCAATACCCAGCAGATGCCCAACCACGCCCCTGGCCGCTTGCAGCTCGGCCTCGCGTTTTGCAAAAACATAAGCAGCTTGGTCTGTAGCCACTTCGGCTGTGCCGGCCTGCTGGCCGAAACATTCGGTAGCAAACAGCCCCACGACAAATGCCAGGGCAATTAAAATGTTATTAGCCATGACTACTGATTTCTCCTATGCAAAGAACGAAGCTCTCGTAACGTTTGAAATAAAACTCCAGCTTCAAATAACCAAACATTGTCAGTCAATTTTTCTAATGTTATTTGGCCATCTGCTGCGGCTGCCGACAACTCATCTTCTAACAATCGCAAATGCTCATTAACTTCAATGGCCGTCCAGCATTTTTGAAACGTAAGCATATTTACTAAAAGATGTTTTCTTTCTGTGTTACCTATCCGTGAATAACAAGCTATGTATTTTCGTAAATCGTTTTTTAATTCTGCAATTTCATCAGGAAACATCTACGCCACCTCCTCTGCTATAACTTTTTAGCTTCTTCTGCCACAACAGCGTTAACAAATTTCATGTATTCTTCGTGAGATAATTGGCCAGACTTAACCAACTCAGCTTTTTCCAAAAACCGCCGGTAAGTTGCACCCAGCCATCCAGCCACTGGCTTGTAGTTTTCCCGACGCTGCTTTACTTGCTCTCTAAACTGCTTGATTTCGCTGTACATTTCTCGCACTGGCTCAGGCTCTGTTTTTGCCATGCGTTTGTTTTTTAGCTGCCTTGCGCCCTCGACAAGCAAATAGATATAACGCTCTCGCTCGTAGTTGGGCGGTACGTTTTTGCGGCCAGTTTGCCAATCGGCTATAACCTGCTCGCAATCGCAAACATCTTGGGTCATCAGCCCGTTTAAGTAAATTCTTCTGGTTTCCTGAAACGTACCGAGGTTACCATACCACTCAATCCAATCAGGAAAAAACGAACCTAGTTTAGATATAACCTCTTTTGCTTCTTGCTCGGTCATTTCACACTCTCCAAAAATCGTTTCATCGCGTCCTCTTTTCTTTTTTGTTTCGCATCCACAAACTCTGTATGACCTGGCCCGCCGCGGTTGGCTTCTTTTGATAGCCAGCCATTCAAAAACTTTTCAATGCCGCTTCGGGTTTTTCGTCGCTTAGGGTTAGTGGCGTGCCACGCTGCTGCGGCCAGCAGATGCTGAACTACGTCAATGTTTGGGTAAAACCTCTTGAAGTTTTGAACTAGTTGAACGCTGGGGCTGTATGGGCCAGGATCTGAACCAATTAGCTCAAACACAATGCCCGCGTCGTACGGCTTGGACGCTTCTTGAAGCTCCAAGCTATCTCCCTGTTCCCCTTCCCTGTTCCCTGTTCCCTGTTCCCTTTCCAGCACTGATCCTTCCGTGAGTCCTCCGTGAGTCGTCCGTGAGTCTATATTTTGCCCCGATTTTCCCTGGCATTGTTCAAAAGATTGCCTCAACTTACTGGGCGTAGGTCGATTTATTACCTGATGCTTTTGAAAAGCTAACACCAGGCCAATCTTGCCTTTAAATGAATGCTCAGCGATAGCTACATAACCTATCCGTGATAACTCCGTGAGTCCTCCGTGAATCCTTTTGCAGTCCCTTTCAAATGGGAAAACATCCCCACGAATCAAGGCTTCGTCTGCCTCAAAATACCCCTCATCATCGGCCATATTTAAGAGTGCAATAGCCAGCAGGCGGGTAAATTCTTTTTGCTGTGCCAGCGTCTTGTTTCGCCAAAACTCAGGCTTAATTGTTCGTATCCTTGGCATGTTTACTCCAACAAAAAAACCGAACCCAGGGGGTAGCTGATCCCCTGAATCCGGTTCCTGCGCGGTTGCCCGCGTTGTTGTTCTCTAGTCGCAGCTACTCGACGCAAATATCTTAGCTTTTATCTTCCGGCTTTTCCACTACCGTCAGTTCCTCCCGCAAAATCTTGACACCCTCAGGTGCCTCGATGCCGATCCTGACCCGCTGCCCGTCGATCCGGTCGATGGTCACCCGAATATCATGGCCAATCAAAATTGCTTCCCGCGTCTTCCTTGTTAAAACGAGCATAAACTCCCTTTCATGGTGATTGCTTTAGTCTACTCAATTTCGGCAACACTTTTTTCACTACTACTTTTTGGTTTCGCTGTTTTGCTAATGTGACAAAGATATTCGCCAAATTTGTTAATTTCCTCTGTAGTAAACAACTGACGAATTAATTCTTCAAGAAAAAGCAATTCAATGCAGTCATAAACCTTAAGTAAATCAAAAACAAAAAACGCTAATTTCTGGTGGTCCGACTCTCCATAGGTCGTATATGTCAGCGAGTCCAAACAAGACTCTCTTTCGCCATCGTTTGTATTAAACTCAATTTTCACCTGCATCAATAAACTCCTCGTTAAAAAATAAAAAACGCAACCAGATAACGCGCTGGCTGCCCCGCGGCTCCACACCTCAGGTGACATCAACAGCCGATTGCGGTTCCACCACCAGCTCTGACTGCTCACTGGCCCGTTTAGTCTCCAGCTTCGCTGGGCTGCGCGTCATCAGCTCGCCAATCGTTCTTGGCTCAAGACTGATTTCCATTCTTGGTACTGCCTCAATTGCTTCATCAACGGTCTGCATCCCGAGCGACAACTCAGGGCAAAACGTCCGGCTGAAAAACGCCGCGGCTCGGTACATCAGCATTAGCTGCGGTAGCGTTTTCCACTTACTGCCTTCTTTTTGATACCAACCATCTGCTTTGGCCATACCAATTGTCACTGCTGGCCCTTCAATCTCTGCCCCTGTGGATCGCTCGATGGTCACCACCTTGCAGCCCCAGCTGTCTTCGCCTGGCTTGCCCTCGTAAATGTACCTCAGCGTTTCAAATCGCCGGCTCTGGTTCACCATGGCGATTAGGAATGTTGCTTGCCAACTCGGCTTGCCATGGATAATGACTAGGTTTTGCATAGCTGCTAGCCAGCTTATGCCAAGCCTGTCAGCTATCTCAATAGCCACAATACAATTGGCCACATTGCCCTTAAACTGCTTCGGCACAATGTCGCTGGCTGCATAGGCTTTAGCTCGCCGCTGCACCAGGTCAAACGCGCCCGACTGCTGTGTTGTTGTAATGATGTCACTCATTTGCTTTTACTCCTGCGAAAACTGCGGTATGTTGATGGGCCTACCGTATAGCCCGCCCTGGTTGTCTCCAGGTAGGTGTACTTAACGCCACTTGGCAGCAAAACAGCCTCTCGGCCATTCATCAGCTGCAGCAGCTCCTGCTCCAAGATTTCTTTCTTGGCTTGCAGGTCAGTGATTGCTTTTTTCACCTCTTGCAAATGCCCGTCAGCGTCCATGGCATCTACGCCGAGGTCACCATCTAGCACCAGTGGCTCAGGGTGCTTGTCGCCAAACAGCTTATTGAGCGTTCGCCTGGCTGACTCGCTGCCGTCTGGGGTTGGAGGGTTGAACTCGGCAACTCGTTTTCTGAACTGCGCCTCTTTGTGCGTCAGCCATTCGGCAAAATCTGGGTTTGGCTCAACGTCCTTTAGCACTAGCTTTTGGCCACCAATTAGAATCGCTACCACCGCTGCTTCGGCTTTGGTCACAAGCAGTTCATGTTGTACTTGAACCTCGTAGTGCAACGGCAACTGCTCGGCATAATCCGCGTTGTAGCTCGATGTCGTCTTCACCTGTAAGATTCGCTGGCCACCATCAATGGTTGCGTCAGGGGTACAGCTCTGCCAATCATTGTCTAGGTTTACCACAATGGTATCCTGCGGCCAGTGTTCAACCAAACAGCCCAACCGCTTGCCAACCTCGTCGCAGATCACTGGTTCGAGGATGTTACCCCACCGCATTGCCTCGTTTTCTTCTGCGTCAATCACCATGCCCTGCTTTTCGTAAAACAACTCTAGCTCTGATTTCCAGGGAGATGCCCCACAAATAACCGCTGCGTCGCTGGCTGTAATGTAGCCCAGCCGGAGAAGTCGCCATTGCTCTCGGTCTAATGCTTTTACTGTTTTCATTTGTCACCTGCTTAAAAAATTATTCAACGATTAATTGATTCTGTTTTTGTGCCCGAGATAACGCGTCTTCGGCCTCCTTTTTAGTTTTAAATACTACAACGTCTTTAGCGACGACATCGCCGCCAGCCCATAGCAAAACGATTAACCGTTTGCTGCTCATGGTGTCCTTGAAAATGATAATCCTGGATTCACCTTTGGCGTTCCAATACGCGTACTGATTCCAATAGGTGTTAACCTCGATACCGCCATCGCTGCGCGTTGTTGCTGCCACTGCTGCAACCTCCATCCTCTAGAAATAAGAAACCAGCCCGCTTGGCTGTGTGCAAACAAAATATCGGCATCGCAGCGGCCACTGCAATACCGATTCTTGAGATTGTCGAAAAAACTTGCTTAGGCTTTTTGGATTCCCGTTGCGGTTATGTACACGTCGAGTATCGAAGTGCTGCTGGCTACACCCAGGATGGTCACGTAATCATTGGTCGTCAGGTCGGCGATAGGTGCGATCCCACCGACTGTGGCAGACACAACGTAGGCTGTGCCCTTTACGAGGGTTGCCCCGAGGTTGATTTGGCCATCAGATACCATCAAAAAAAATCCATCGCTACTGGCTGCGGTAACGGCGATCCCCTCGATAATCGCTTTGGCTGCTGTGTCGTTGGCGTCGCCACGCAAATACTTGCCAGTGGAGGTGCTGCGGTAAACAGGTTGGCCTTGAGTGACTGATTCGCCGGCTTGAACAACCTGGGTCACTGTGGTCGCTGAACCTATGCCAACATTACCGGCGGTAATAGAAATGTCTGCCATTTTATTTTCTCACCCCCCTAAAAGAAAGATTGCTTAAATTATTGGCACCTACGAGTGACCCCATCCGTAAAGCCCGCCCGCCGGAGTACCTTTTTAACCCTCATGCGTCGGCCAATGCGACACGCAGCACATCCCAGACCCCGTAGGCCAAGACGCTCTTGTTTGACGCAATACGCAGGCTCCAGCGATGCTTGGCAACCGTTGCTACCGATGCGGCGTTCGGTGTCCAGGTCGCTTTGTTGCTCGACGTACCTGATATGGTAATGCTGGCATGGGCCACTACTTGGAGATCCACGTTGGCCTCGGTTTCTACGCACACTTCCAGGTTACCCTGGGTTGATAGATTCACGGCTACACCGCTTGCATCGTAGACATCAATCGTAACCGGCTTAACATCGCCGACTGCCTTGGGGATTCGCGTCCCAATGACTGCCTCGGGCGTTAGGCTCGATAGTGGGCTGACAATCACACTCGCATTGCCACTTGGCCCCAGCTCCAGCGCGTTCGCCGTGAACTGGTAGACTGCACCATCCAGCACAACTGTTGTGTCCAGCTTGTCAAGCACTGCTTTCATGGCCGCCACTTCAGTGTCTACAAAATCATCTAGCGTATCAATCTTACCCTCAACGGTCGTTAGCTGTGTCGTTGTTGCTAGCCCTGCTTGTATGTCCGCAATTGCATGAACATGGCTCGTTGCATCGATGAGCACTGTATCACCCGCCACTGGTGCCGCTGTGCGTGCTTCTTCCAGCACAATGGTTTGCGTACCGTTGCCGTTGTTGGTGAACGTCAAGATCGGTGAGTTCTGCTCGGCTAGCGTCGAATCATCAGCAAAGAACAAAACAGCATGTTCAAAAGCACCGGTCGGATAATTAAGGCCACTTACATTAAATGTCGTTGTGGTTGGTGTTGGACTTGCAAGAACAGTACCTTCGACAACCATGTTTGCTTTGCGTAGCAAATCCATCAACTTGCCAAACGAACCTGCTGTTGTATGACCAGCATAGGGTTCGTCCCAAACAGCGTCTGCAATCTCACCGCTCGCATCGCTTGCCATAGATGCCGCTGTTATGACGTTGCTTGCCATCGCACCAACAGATGAATCTATGCGACCGCTTACAAGTGCTGCTGGAAGCCTGGATTGTATGTCCACGGATCGAGTGTTAATATCGCGGGTATCTGCCTTGTCGTAAACGCCAAAAGTCGCCGTAGACAGCGTGAGAGTAACCCACCAACTAGCCACCGGAATAGGCTGCGAGTCGAACGCGATCAACTGATATTCGCCTGCCGCTACGTTCGTATACACTGCCAGGTACGTGCCTTTGCGGTTGGTCGCTTCGGTCGCTGTCACCGACGCGACTTGGGTATCGCTGCCAGCGGCAAAAAGTTTGGCTGTGATGGTAAGCCCTGTTGCCGCTCGAAATTCTACAGTTTGCGTACTCACTGGATTAACGACGCCTCCAAAAATGCTAAATCAATTTGTTCCGTCGTCATACCTAGCACTGTTGCGAATTGCAAAATCATCGGGTCGGTTCGCAGCACAACTAGCCCATATTCCCAACGAATCTTTGCCTGTGCTCTAGCGGATGCATCTGGTATCGAGTCAATGAACTGCTCCACAAAATCCAGTGTGATTCCTTGCGATTGAAGCCAAAGCCGAATCTGTGCTGGCGTCACTTGCGTAGGTGGCGTTGGCTCGATCACTACCCAGTCGCCGCTCATCCACACTGCATCGTCGCTCGGTTGATCCGGCAATGCTTGCCAATCGTGGCGCTTAGGATTGCTGGTTTCAATCCAAGCGTCCATAACGCCGGATAGGTCGCGAATTTCCTGCGGATTAATTGTGCGGTAGTACAGCATCATTGGTAGATCCTCGGATGAGTCGCGACGGTCATGCTGATGTTTGTTAGCGCGGTAGCCGAAATTGTATCCTGAATGTTTCGGGTCAACGGGAGATGCAAAAACAGCGAGTTAGGTTGAATCAGTTTTGGGGACATGCCTCGCCAAAGGGAACGGATTTCATTGTCGGTAAGCAATCCCTGCCACGCGCCGATCTCCGCATAACTACCGGCAGACTGATGGAAGATAATCTCGTTGACCTGAAAAGTTTCTACGGTAGCTGTATCCGCGGTGGTCGAAGGAATGACCCCGGAAAAATTAAGCGTTTGCTGCGTGCCATTAAAAAAAGCTCGACAACGCAAAGCATTAGTAGATTGCGTTCCATCGTAGACAAGAGCCAAATGATTCCAGCCGCTAACACCAGCTTGCGCAACAGATCCAAATGCAAAGCCCGACGTTGGTGTTTCGTTTTGCGCGTAGATGTTGTTATCGGTCCAGTGATACACGCCAAGAATGTTTCCATTCGCGGTTCCAAAAGTGCAGCCTTGGCGAGTTCCATTGCCGGACCGCAAGTACCAGTAGGAATAACTTATCTGCGTTTGGTTCCGCACTTGGGGGTACGTGCCAACAATTTCTTGTCCGTTCGTGCCACTGTACGCCATTACGCAGCACTCCTAATTTCAACCGCGATCAATTCCGCATCGCCGCTCATCGTGTCAGCCGCATCAGCTCCGAGTCGCTGAATGCGAACGCGAAATAATTCACCGGCAGTGATTCCGTCTATAGTTGTAATCGTGATATTCGTGGTCGTCGGTACTCCACTTGTGCCGTTGGTTGTCGCGGTGGCTTCCACACTTGTGTCGAAAGAATCACTATCTAAGTCGGTGTTGCAACGCTCCAATGCAACGGACCATCGCACGTTCCCCGATGTTGCACTGGTCGCCATCCAACGGAGTGAAATAATCAAACCGCTCCCAAGGCTTGCTCCCTCTGGCATCACGCCCAGAAAAACAGCCGATGCCGTTCCCGTATCGCCAAAGTCGAGGACAGCGATTGAATTGCGAGTGTCGAGTGTCGCAAAACCGGTCGATGGTGGCTGGTTATTGAGTGCGGTAAATACTGAATAAGTTTTGCTTCCGCCGCTTGCCGTTGCTGCAATAGTCAGCGTCCCCGCACCATCGTTATAGGTCAATGTGATGCCAGTACCAGCCACCAGCAAAGACGATGTTCGGTCGTCAATGGCTTCCGATAACCCGATGATTTGCGAAGATAGCAGGGCTTCTAATCCCATTGTTAGCCCTCAATATTGGCGTGAGACACTGGACAGCGTAATCTAGGGTTTTTGGCGTCGCTCATGCTTTGATACTGCGGCTTACGCAGCTCGTCGGCCAAAATGCTCATGGCGTCACACTCACAAATCTGACCATCGAGAAGTTGTCTAGGGTCACAAAACATCCTTCTATGTTTGGCAATGCTGCTGGATCTGTTCCAGTTAAGTTTGGCTGACATAACTGAACACCGGCAGTAATGCTGCCAATTTCGGCGCTGGTCATGCTGCTGGGTACAATCAACAATGGGTCTCGTATATTGATTGTGACACCGCTTTCACTGATGCTGTATGCGGTTAGCTTGCCAGTGTAGTTTCTAGCGTCAACTCGCGTACTTATTGTAGCTTTCCAAATTGGCGTAAACTGCCTGAGCATAACTAGTGCAGTTGATCGCACCTGAAAAGTTGGTGACTTGCAAGGCGCTTTCAATAGCGTTGCATGACCAAACTGAAACGATTCAGATAGCGACTGTGAAAAGTAGGTTGGTTTTGGGTCTGTCGCTGAATACTCAATATACAAATGGCCGCCGGTGGCGTAGGTGGTTGCAGTTTCTATGGGCGTAAACACTTGCGCAAACGTTAAACCGCTTACCGCTGCTGGAACAACCTCGCCAGGTACAGCGCGTTGCTGTAAAACACAGTGTCTAAAAAAATGCTTGTACGGCCTGAACTCTTGACCGATAAAGAAAAATAACTGCGGGTCAACGTTGGCCAAATTTGGCTCAACTAGGGCTGGGCTGTTTGCGTAGCCCAAAACACAGAATTTATCTGCTGGGCCGCCAGTCGCATCGTTCCTAACCAAGACATGACCATTCTGCCACACTCGCAAAACGTCTTTGGCTGTGAGGTTGGCCAACCCTGCCTCATGCTCCTGAGCAGCTCTAAGCATCCGGTTAGCATCTTTGGCCGTTAGTCGCCTGGTTAGTTGGTCACCTGCTAAAAAAGTTGTCATATACCGATCTCCAACAGTGAAAAATCGGCGTCGTCGTAAATCTTCTCAACGTAGGCAAACACTGGTTGCTTCAGTGGGTTGTTCACGCCTGCTGCGTAATCTTGATAGGCAAACCAAAGAAAATCCCAGCCCTTTTTAGTAATCAACATGCCATTGACGTTGTAGTTGGCGATGTTTGGCGAGGCTGAAAAGTTGTAGGTCAGGCTGAACTCATCCTCATTTCGCAGCGATCCCCTCGCACCCAAAAACAGCACCTCGCCAGCCGCTTTTAATCTGAACGTTGCGTTGTTCTTGGTTCCGGCCAGGTTGTATATTGTGGTTTTGTAAGCCTCGGTAACGTCGCTCGCTGGCAGGATATGAGTTTCTGACCAGGTGTAAGTAGGTATCTCGGCCTGTACACCACCAACACGCCCATCCTGTACGTTAATTGCTCCCTTGTAGTCTGGGGCTAAAGTTGGCAAACCCACCAGAGGCGCTCGGTATCGTACCGTACCTTTACTCTGTGTTATCGTCTGGCTCTGGGTTCCGATGTCAAACTCGAAGTTAAATTCATTAACCAGCAGCCGCCTAGCTTTGTCGTAAGCCACCCTGACTTTCCAGGTGTCATTGCTTAGCGGCTCAAAGCTAAATCGTCGCTTCTTCAGGCCATTCCAGCTCGCTGGAGCAACATCATCTACAGCATCAACGGCGATGTCAGGAAACTGAGTGCCTGAGACGATATAAACTCGGTCGGCTCGATTCTCACGGCCATCGTAAGCAACTTCCCCCGCCTGACTCTCCAGGCTGTACTCGATCACGCTTATACCGCTGCTCATGGCTGGAGGCCCCCTGCCGCGACTTCATCTACCAGTGCAGCTGTGTTACCGGCCACTTCTTTCAGTGCGCTCAGCATGTCGGCCTGTAGGCTTCCTGCCCCGAGGCCGCTTATCGCAGCTGCCGTGAACGTACCCGCTGTTTCAGCACCACCGCCTGTGTCCCCTACTGCCTGGGCCATTCCCATTTGCGCTTTCTCGGCTCGACGCCTTGCGTTTTCCTCGGCCTTGGCCTGGTCAGAATTCATTGATGCCATCAAATCTTGATGCGCTTTATCGAGCAAATCGGTACGGTGCTGTTCCCTGGTTGCCTGCTCACCATCCACTTTGGCCATAAATTGCGCTAATTCGATTGCTCGGCTTTTTTTCCTATCGTCGAATTCTTTTTGTTTTTTGGCTTGCTCATCTCCAATTTGTTGCTGGGCGACAGGGGCAGCTATCCCGATCCCCGTAGCCGCTCCGCGTACGACATTGGCGGCGTTTTCCAGGCCGGCTTTTTCTAAGATGCTTGCCAGCGGGTCGCTGACTTGTTTAGTCATATTTGCTACCAGCTTAACAACCTGATTCATGTAGGCCGACCAGCCTTGAACGATGGCATTGCCAGCTGTATCAAATGCGTCGATCAAAAAAACGCGTAAGGATTCAACACCTACCTTTATCTTTCCAATTATAGAATCTTGTACGGAGTAGATATTTGTCCATGCGGCCACAAATGCAAAATTGATGGTAGCCATTGCCGTTTCAAAGCTACCCACAAAACTTGTCACATCTTTTAGCCAATCACTGAATGCATTTGCTGCGATAATTACTTGATCGGCGAGCCAGGTAAGCATTGGGGCAACAGCGCCGCCTATCCTCGTAACAATCCCATTGAGGGCTGCCGACATTTTATCGAGAGCGTCGTTAAATGCCTGGCCGGCTGCTACCTGCTCGCTGGATAGGCTAACGCCTAGCTTTTTTGCCTCATCGCGCAGTTTGGCAATTCCAGCCTCGCCCTCGTTAAGCAATGGCACCAGGTTGGCTCCAGCCTTGCCAAAAACCTGCATGGCCATTGCGGCCTTTTGCGTCGGGTCTTGGATCCTAGCTAGGGCGGCAATAATGGTGTTCAACTGGCGATCTGGGCTAGCCTTTTTGAGACTGTCAGCGTCGATACCCAAAGTTTTCAGCGCGTTGGCGTTGGCCCCGCTAACCAACTGCTTTTGAAATACTCGAAACGCTTTTTCAAGGTCTTCGACATTGCTGCCAGATAACTGGGCGGCATAGCCAAGCTCACTAAGGGCCTGGCTGCTTAAACCAGTCCTAGCTGCCGCGTCGCCGATGGCGTCAGCATAATTAGCGAATTTTTTGGTAAGTGCCACAAGGCCAGACGTAACAACAACCAGCGCACCTCCAATTAATTTGCCGGCCCCGATAAACGGTTTGGCAAAATTCTTGATTCGCTGCGCTGCGTCTTTTAGTGCGCGCCGTAAGGGGCTATCGTCGGCAAAAATCCGAACAAACGCCCCTCCGGCTTCGACTTGCTTTCCGCTGGCCATGGTGACCTACTTAGCTGCAAATAACTCGGTACTGTAGCAAAACGTCAATATGGGTTGCGGTTGCTAGGTTGCTGCCCGTCTTGCCAATCGTGATGGCAGTGTTGGCGTCGTTGGCAACAAAACTCGCACCGTCTGCCAAGACCGTTGCGTTGGTTGCACCAGCTCGTAAGACAGTGCTTTGGGTCAAACCTGCCACGGCTGCTGCCAGCAGCTTAACGCTGGTTGTTTGGGTGCCAAGAATATCAATTGTGGTCGCGGTTGCTGCTCCGCCACCAATTGAAATTAAGGCCACGTCAACAACTTGGTACTTGATACCAGCTCTGGCAGGTAACAGCGTCAAACCAGCGTTGACCTGGGCGGTTGTTACTCGAAAACGCTTCTGATTGACGTTCGCTTCCATACCTGGCACCATGTATGCCACGACTGCGGAATCACCCGACAACGCGGCCTCGACTGCGTAACCAATGGCGTAACCATCAGTCTCGGTCACCGTTACCGCGCCGCTGCCAGCTGTGCCACCTACTGGGTCGCCCGTTGCGTTCCAGTACAGCTTTGCCCCGACGCTGATTGCGCCGGTTACTTTGGGCATCTTGACTGTACCACTAACAACAATGCTGCCGCGCTCGCTGGCTGCCAGGTCGGTTGCAACGATGCCCGTAAGCGCGCCCACGTTCTGTACCACACCAGCATCTTTGGCACCGCTGGGAACGTAGGGTAAAATGTCGGTAACTGTTTTTACTTCTGCTTGACTCACTGCTTTTTCTCCACTTGCTGAACTTGTTTGACTAACTCTCTTAAACTCATGCCGCTTGCCTCGTCCAGCTCAGGACAAAAATCACTCGGCTTAATCACTCGCTTTCCTTGACCACGATTCACGTTGTAAATTGCTGCCGCTATCGTGCCTGCTCTGCTCCACTCTGCTTTCCGCTTCGCCTTTACCATGTAAAGCAAATCGCGCAGCGTTAGGTTTTCTCCGTCGATCCCGAGTTCTCCGCACCATTCACTGGCGACTCGATGGGCATCGCTGCGACCACCTCGGCCACTGCCTCCGCCATCTGCCGAGTGACTGCCTGGGCCAGCTGCTTTAGCATGTCGCCCCTGCCGCTGCGGCTCTGGGTAAAATTTACGATTTCTTCTATCAGCGCCTCCCTGGCTTCTTCCAGTACAGAACCATACAGACAATCATCCAGCTGCTCCCGAGTCCGGTCGGGATGCTGCAACGCTGCCGCTGCAAACACCAGGTCACTCAGTAGCACTGGGTTAGCAAACAGCAGTGGTAGCCATTCTTCCACGATGCCGACGTTTAACCGCTTATCGTTTTGGCCGTCAAAAAACTTTAGGCCATCAACCCGTCTACAAACGCCCACCGTCCAGCGTAGCGACCAAATCTGTTTGCCATCGCTAAAATTCTGCATCAGGGGGCACCGGTAAAGGTTGCAATTGGGTTAGCAACCGCTGCGGGCACAATCGTTGCGTCGATTTCAATGGCACCTTCTAGCGGTTGCGATTCATTCCAGCTGCTGAAAAATCCTTGCACCCGAAAACCTGTTGAGCCAGTGCTAGTTCTTACACCGTCAAGAATTAGCAGGTCAACGTTTGCCCGAGTGTTAGCGGCAGTTTCCAGCGCAGTGAAGTCGGTATCGTCTTTGTCTTTATTGAATTTAATCGTAGCCGACCACTCCAGCAGACCGGCTAACATCAGTCGATAAGTGCTGTTTCGGTTGCTGGCATCAATTGTTCCAACAGACGAATCAATAGTCACCTCGATGACTGGATTTACAATTGACCACGTCGGGCTGGCGTAGGTCGCTGTATTTCGGTAGACAAAACAGTCTAAGCCTTTCAAAACTGCCATTTTCTATCTCACTTAAAAGCGTTCTTAAAAAAATCTGCGTACTTGTCTGCCGAACTCTCATTGGCCGGCCCCATATATGGCCTTGCCTCAATCTTTAATGCTCTTGCTGTTTTTCTGCCTCGTTTGCCAGCATTCACGTTTTTGACCCCACCAAACTCTAGAAAAGATGGTGTTCCTGTTTCTTTAAGTTTTGCTGGCCCAATAACAACGCTTTTTGTACCCTCTACAACAAAAAACAAAAACCGTTTCAGCTGGCCCTCAACCACCCTGGGCGGCTTGCCTGGTGGACTAGCTTTTTTTCGCTTCTTCATGCTGCGACGGGCAACAGTCCTAACCAGCGAACCAATGCTCTTAAGCGATCTTCTAGTGCCACGGTCTTTGGCACTCAGAATCGGCTTTTCAGCGAATTTCACTTTTGCTTGCTTTAGGGTCACATTCAACACTGGTTTGGCCTTTTAGCTGGGCAATCTCCACCCACAATTTTTTTCTGTCTTCCTGGCACTCTTTCGACTCCGCCTCAAATTTCTTCCATAGCTGAACAAGCGCTGTCGATACGCTGCCGATTCCAGCTACCAGCATTCCAACCAGGGTTAATTGCTCTGGCCCCACGACTCACCTCCTAAACCATCTCTTAAGTCTACTGCCAAAGCGCTTTACTGTTTTTACCGGCATCTGCATGACAGGCTTGGCTGCTGCGACCACAACTGCAACTGGCTTTTTGCTCTGCATCTGGCACTGGCCATTAGGGCAATTTTGGGCAAGTGCTGCTACTAAAATTATGGTTATCATGCGATGGCTGACTCCTTTGTAAAATCTATTGGGCGCGGCTTGACGTCGGCCATGTCGCTCAGCCCCACAAACGTTGTGAAACGATGCTCCAACATCTGCCTAATTGCTTTGGGGGCAACATAGGCCCAGCCCTGCATTCCCCAGCGTCTTGACCAGCTGTTGTGGAGCAAATACCAGTACCCATCACCACTACTGACGCCAACGGCTGCATCTGGCAGATAACCACCGATCACCACTGCATGACCACCACCACCAGCGCGAAAACTACTAATGCACCCACGGCTGTCTGGTGTCATGGCCTGACCCCAGGCGATCCCGATATTAAGCAGCCCCGCGCCTGCTGCTAGCCAGGTCTTGCACTGCGGCTCCTCGGTAATCCACTGCACCGTCTTTAGTTTATGCACCAACGCTGCTTGCCACGCTGCCTCAGGAATGTTTCGATAGCCACCGCCTGGGTATCTCACTGGATTCGGGTACGGGTACACTATTTCAGCGCACACCCCGTAGTCAGTCGCCAGTTTTGCGCCGCCATGCAAGGTGCTGCCGTTGTCGCCAACAATGTTGTCTTGTTTTTGGCTGCCGAGGTACGCAAACAGCCTTGATAGCTGCAAGTACTGGCCACCAGTTGCAACGTAATGGCACCACTCCATGCACGTTGACAAACTGTGGCCTTGGCAACTGCCCATGCTACCCTGGTCTTCGGTTATCAATATCGGCCTGGTGTCTACTCGCTCTGGCTCACTGAACGCACTTGAGCGCAGCGTAAACGCTGGTGACATTGCCGCCAGTTCGTCGCGTTGCTCCAGGTCAATTCTGTAACCAAAGTTATCGTCCACTGAG